GTTTTTCAACGCTGCGCCGTTTAGTGTGGTTCCACCCTGCGGACCAATGATAGTAGCATACTTTTCATATGCCTCGCCTAGCATTTGTTTTGACCAAGCCAAGGTATAGTTGCGTATCCAGGGTCTAGCAAAAGGATCGCTTAACAGCTCATCTTCTGTTCTTGTCTTGTAAACCCAAAGCAACACTGCTTCACCACCTGTGGGTTTTCTAACAAGTTGCAGTTTTTTAGTTACTGTGTTAAAGGAATAGTTCAAATAAGCGCCGAACATACGCCCAGCTTGTTTGAGAAACTGGTTGAATGCTTCATATGTCAGTAGTCCTGCAGTGTAACCGCCACCAGCACCTGCTTGTAAAAGATACAAGTTAGTATATGCCAAGCTAAAGGGATCTAAACTTGTCCCACCATTAGTTTCACCCAAACCTCTACGAAATATCTGTCGCACACTTATGATTTCTTGAGGTAGATAGTAAACGCCTTCTTCGTTCACTAACTCCAAAAACATATAAGCTTCTTCTTGAGCATTTCCGCTACGCAAGTTATAACGCTCAAAAGCCAAAGTAGCGGCTAGTTCGTAATCTTCAGATTCCAACTCACGATCAATCATGCTTCCACCTAGCATTCTTTTAACTTCATTAATCAAGTTGACTCGCAAGGTACTAGTGGTCATTTTGGTCTCCTGAGATATTTAGCAGTTATATACTGAGATACCACTGGCCGGGTCTATATAGTCCGTTTACAAGGTTACTCCAATTTTCATTTTTCCATTGGAGATATCTACCTGTCAATAGACTGTAAACCCAGTAGGTGTCATCTACATGCGCAGTGGGATCAAAATCCACAAACCAACTGCTGCCATCATATTCCACAATACTGTTTGTCACAGCGGCCAAATTTCCCATCCAGGCAATATTGGTCTCGGGCATGTCATCTGTTAACAAGTATCTTTGTCCTGTCTGTGCAGGAGGCAATCCAGCATTGGGACCAGAAAGCTGAGGGTTAACTACTGCATTAATAGTTGTGATTTCTGTTCCTGGTAATGTGGAATCATCCAAGCGCCAGATAATTTTGTTTTGATCCTGTGGATCAAAATCCATGTAGCCTTCTATAGCAGGCTCAGTTTTATCGGGATTTTCCGTCAAGCGTATCTTGAGCTTGCTGCCTTGAGTTGCCCATTGATCATAACTGCGAAAATCACCAAAAGGTTTGAAAAATCTCCACCAAGCCAAGTCACCACCGTTGTAAGTAGCAGGCAAGCCCAAGCTATTCAAAACTCCTGGGGTTATTTCGGCAAAAGTTTGATCTAAAACATTGGTGCTAATAAACTGTATTTGATTTTGATTGAATAGCAGACAGTTGTAAGTATCATTAGGAAGTTGACTGCGTATTTCACTAACCATGCTAGAAACATTTGTGCTGCTGGTTAAGGTATATGTATTTGAGTTCCATGTAAACTGACTGCCAGGATCTACCACAGGATTGGACCAACTCCAAACAACTGTGGGATTTTGATCAGTATCTGTAGTAACCCCGGCACTGTTGGCAAGTTTGATCTTAGTTAGACCGTTTTCCTGAACAACTACTATGCCGCTGTTGCCAGGTGTAGTCCACATTCTAGCTAGGAACTCTTCAGTTGTCCACTCCATGTCCGAAATAGGAGTTGAAGGATCAATAATATTGGTAATGATTTCTTGAATCAGGCTTTGTCGTTTAACTTTAGCTGGGGGATTGATCCAAATAGGAATACGGAAGTTCAAGGTCATAACATCAATTGGATTATCTGTGCCTTGCGGAATACTTCTACTAGACCAAGTTATGCTTTCTTGCATTTCAAGAACAGTTAACCAACTCCAATCCAGAGGATTAACACTGGTTTGAATATCAATGCTGGGATTGTAAAGCACTAAAATCTGTTCAGCAAGCTGCTCTTTGCTGTCCAAGTTATTGGTCCAAATATCCACTTGCACTGTCAAATCATAAGGCACTGGCATGTAACGTTGAACAGTATATCTGTTGCCTACATCATTACCGTATCGTTGTGTTTCAGTGTTGTAGTTTCGTTCGTTAACTTGCACAGTGTCTACCAAAGTGGGATCTTGGCGGCGAGTGTTATTCATGGCAATGTCACGAATGAACACTGTTATAAAAGGGCAACTGAGTAGCTTGTTTTCACTGCCGCCGCGCACAACATTTTCAGCTATGCGGCTGGGATCGCCATATCTACAGGGGACACGACGCAACGTGCCGTCTCCATATTTCACAGAGAAGTTGCTAAATGCACGAATAATCTGCATTCGATAGTTGCGTAGTTGTCCGCTGTAAAAATGATCCATGCTTTTATGAAATTATTGACAAATAACGATTATAACGAGCTATTCTATCATCCAAACCATGTGTGCCACCATTAATAATTTTGGTTAGTTTAACATGATCTTGTTGATCAGCTACTGGATTGCAGTTGTTTGCTGTCCAGAACCAACAAGCACTGGCTAGGGCACCGTCGGGAGTAACAAGGAAGTCGGGATCATCAAGCAGGCTTTCATCACTAAACACTGTTTGACTGCAACGAGTATAGTTGCTTTTGCCTGTTAGCTGAATTAATCCACGTCCGCGAAATCTAAAACCTTCGCCTGATTCTTCTGGACCATTGCCCATGCGTCCGCCATAAACTCTGTTCGCTATTTTTTGTGGTTGACGATGATACGGTTGTGCTTGTGCATCACTGCTAAAATATTTTGGAAATACCACACGCAGACGTTCACCGCTGTAGTTGAGGTTTTCTTCTAGTATTTTCCAATCAGCACTTTCATGACCAGTTTGTGCTAGAAATGCTGCAATGCGATGTGGAGTGTTTATTTCCCAACGAGTTGCTGCTTGCACAAAAGGTTCATACCAAGTTTCCATTGAGGTTTTTGGGAAGCATTGTTGTAGTTGTTCTTGTGTAATCATTCCAGGGTCCTTTTTTAAATAATGTCTGGATCAAGTTTAGGAGGTATAACTTCGTTAAGCGGCTGCTTTTGTGTAATAGTTGTACCATCCTGTAAATTAGTTATATTGTCGTTGTTGATGAATGTTGCGAGCAAGCGGTTTGCTGGCAACCAAGGTGCGCGCCAGTTGGCTTCTGTTCTCCGCCAGCGATTTGCTTGCCATGTAAACAAAATAGCTGGACTCCAGTCGGTTCTAAGGAAGTAATCACCGTCGTGAGGAGTTGCAGGCCAACTATTTCCACTGGCAACAGGCTTGCTTTGGTTGGGAGGAATACCATCGCCAGCCCAAATAGTTACTGGTTTGTCTAAGTCACCTTGTAAAACATAAAACTGTGCTCCTTGAACGTTACGGAACGGCACTTTTTGTTCCGCAAGTTCCAATATAGCATCATTTATTTCCAGCTCAGCTGTACGTGTGCTTACCACATCTCCCACAGTGAGAGTGTTTCCACTGTTATCCAACACAGGGTTGCCCAAGCTATCCAAAAGCGGTTTATCTAATATATCCTTGAACTCTTGTGTGTCTTTCATAGGGTTGCACTTGATACGCCAAAGATGTGGCCACCAGCTAGGTGCATAACCTTCTGCTGGCCGAGTGCCTTCCTCTACCACATAATATTTGCTTATGGCTGCAACACTGCCTTCAACTAAATCATCACGTTGATTCAAGATCTCTAGAACATCGCCAGCTGTAATACGTCGCCCCACTAAATCAACCATGGTGTTCATGTGAAACGTGATAAAAAGGGTTTCGTTACTTAAAAACAAGCCAAACTGTCGCAAATCAAATTCTTGATCACTAACAGCATAATGTCCGCGAATACTGTAAACGTCGGGATCGTAACTACGATCTCTTATTTCCATGTTTAGCACGTCTTGAATGGTAAGATCACTGGAATCTGCACCAGTGAAATCTAGGTTCACAGTGGTGTCCGTAACCGCAACATTGGGGTTGGGACCCAGATACTTATGTAAATAAAACTCCACTCCACCAACTTGGTACTGTTGAGCTATTATTTTGTCAGTAAACTTGTAGTCAAGAGTTTTGGTGCCTAATCCGCGCCATAAACTCAGTTTTGCCATTGCCTACTCCTAGTTTCAAATATTTATGAAGATTTGAATGGCTTGTATTTGAAACTGATTTTACCTGATATTCTGCTGCTGAAATAGCTTTTGCCTGCATCAAGATATACTGTGCCATTATATTCTGGTGGATATATGGCAGAAAATCCAGTTACAGCAACATTATTACCTTGAACACGAGCTTGTGTATAAACTTGCAAAATACTTGCTTGGTTTAAAAATGCCAAGCAACCTTCACCAAACGATGGAATCAGATTGATATGTTTACTTACATTTTTGGCTACATTGGCAATCAAAACATAACCTACTTTGAATCCTGGTACGTCTTGTTTACTGCCATATTCATTAAACAAAGCTTGTGCTGCTTTAGATAGCTTGCTGGACTCAGTTAGGTCTTTTTGTAC